GCGGTGAGGGTATGAATAAAGAAGCATACGAGATTGTAGTATCTAATGAGACACCACGCATTGGATCTGGGTATCGATTTGTATATGTTTCTGAGGGACGTAAGTGGGTTCACCTTACGGATTTGCGCGGTGAAGGTAAGACGCGACTGTCTAAGCGGCAGTGGAACATGATCAAGAAACGTGCTACACTGGATCAACAAGATATTAATCGCGGTATGCGAAAAGCAAAAAGGATACTGAGGAATCGTTAATGGAAATAGCACTACTAAAAAGTTTGCTCGACAAAGAATTTTACGATGAATTCAAGGGTGACAAATGTCCTTCTAAACTTTTTAGTAAGGAGCTAAGTAAGATCAAGACAATGATCGATGCGGCCATGGAGAAGTATCGTCGTGATTTAACAGTCAATGAAATCGAAGGATTGTTCTTTGCGTCTGATCCTACAATGACTACATCGCAGAAAGATGTTTTCAGAGGATTGTTCACAAAGTTACGTGGTGAAACACCTATAGGTCACGATGTTGCCAATGACATTCTTTCACATTTATTCCAGCAATATCTAGGCGAAGAAGTTGCAAACATCGGATTCAACTTAGTCAATGGCACACAAACTTCCATGGAACCACTGCGCAGGCTCGTGCAGAATTACCGTGATGATTTTTTGCCCGATTTAAACATCGAGTGGGATGATCTAGAAATTGACACACTGATCGAAAAGAATGATCTTGAAACACGATGGCATTTTAATCTTCCCACTCTTGCTGAACACATAGAGGGAGTTAACGCAGGTCACTTAATTGTCGGTGGTGCGCGTCCCAACACAGGCAAAACATCTTTTCATGCTTCTCTTGTTGCTAGCCCCAATGGTTTTGCACAGCAAGGTGCTAAGTGTGTGATCTTATGTAATGAAGAAGCGACACACAGAGTGGGTGCTCGATACCTGACAGCGGCAAGCGGTATGACTATGCGAGAGATACGTGATAATCCTCGACAAGCACAAAGCCGTTGGGCAAAACTAAAAGAGAATATAAAGATCAAAGACGCTACAGGTCAGTCAATGCATTGGGTTGAGCTTGTGTGCAAAACATATAACCCAGACATAGTGGTGCTGGACATGGGGGATAAATTTGCCCCTGATCAATCCCACGAAGGTTTGAAAATGTGCGCAATCCATGCGAGACAAATCGCTAAAGAGTATGGCTGTGCAATATTCTACATGTCACAGTTATCTGCTGAAGCTGAAGGGCGTGTTAACCTCAACCAATCCATGATGGAAGGCAGTAAAACAGGAAAAGCATCTGAGGCTGATCTTATGCTTTTAATTGCCAAGGAACCACCTGTGGACGGTGCAGATATAAATGACCGTTTACGGCACATCAATGTAGCCAAGAATAAATTGTCAGGCTGGCATGGAAGAATTGACTGCAATCTAAATTATCACGTAGGTAGATACGAGGTATAGTGCATGGCGTATGGAAATACCAACGGACGGTATTACAAAGACAAGCCTGAAACTAAACGTAAACGTAACCTCAGAAGAATGTGGGTCAATGGTGAATACATTCCTACTGATCATCCCTTGTATAAGCCCGGACGATTTAACTCTTGGCAGGATGCATGGGACAACAAATCAATTGAAAAAGTTAGGTCTGGATTTGTTTATCTGATTGGTAATCCTGCATGGCCCAAGTGGATCAAGGTGGGGAAAGCTTTATCTGCAGAGGACAGGCTTAATCAATATCAAACGTCATCGCCCCACAGAGATTATTTCCTTATTCATGCTCGTCCTTTTGAAGACAGAGATCATGCGGAGTCTTGCATACACGAGGAATTAATCAATAGAGGAATCAAACTTAGCGGTGAATGGTTTCTTATTGATGCAGTAGATGCAATAAAAATATTAGATACTTTAAATTTAACACACAGACAGAAGGATTTATTTGATGCGACTAGTTCTTGATGTAGAAAATACTGTTGTCAAAAAAGACAACAAACTACATCTTGATCCATATGAGCCAACCAATAGTTTGGTCATGGTGGGCGTACTGCCAGAGGGTGGAGAACCTAAGCATTACACATTTGATCATGTGGATTACGATTGTAAATATGAATACAGGAAAAAAGACTGTGATGCCATACAGAAACTTCTTGACGAGTGTACACTTTTAATTGCGCATAACGCCCAGCACGATTTGTTGTGGCTCTGGGAAACTGGATTTAAATATGATGGCGATGTGTGGGACACAATGTTAGCTGAGTACGTGCTACAGCGTGGTCAGAAACAACCACTCTCTCTTGAAGCATGTGCTGAGCGCAGAGATCTTGAGTTCAAGAAACAGGACACGCTCAAGGCTTACATGAAGCAGGGTGTTGCTATTAACGAAATCCCCTATGAAGAGCTTAAAGAGTACCTGTACGCTGATTTACAGACAACAATGGCACTGTATTATGATCAATCTATTGACTACCGCGAGGATGTCAATCGTGGTCTAATCGATACAGTTCATCTGACAATGGAAACGTGTGTGCTTCTGTCTAGAATATATCAGACAGGATTTAAGGTTGATCTTGATGCTCTCGATCAAGTAAGGTCAGAGTTTGAGTTAGAAAAAGCATTGCTCATACGTGACTTAAACACGCAAGTAGCTTCGCTGATGGGAGATACTCCGATTAATTTAAACTCTCCGGAGCAGTTGTCATGGGTTATTTACTCACGTAAGCCACGTAACAAGACACAGTGGGCTAATGATGTTGACATTTATACCAAACCAGCAGATTTTAAAAAGTTTGTAAATGAGTCCAGTGTTCCAGTTAAGCGCACAAAAGCTAAAAAGTGCATGGATTGTCGAGGGCATGGCACATACTTCAGAAAAAAGAAAGATGGGTCCGATTTTAAAAAGCCTAGTAAGTGTGAGACATGCCGTGGCGCAGGATACGTGCTTGAGGAATTGCCCAAGCTAGCAGGGTTAAAGTTTAGTCCTGCTAATGCAAAGTGGCATAGTGCAAATGGATTTAGTACCAGTAAGTCTAACTTAGAGTATTTAGAACGTGTCGCACAATCGAAGGGGATGGACGAAGCAGTTAGCTTCCTCTCCAAAATTCGTAGACTTAGTGCTGTTGATACTTACCTTAGTAGCTTCGTGGATGGCATCCGGGCTTTCACTAAGCCAGATGGCAAGCTTCATGTTCGTCTTACTCAGCATATGACAGCCACTGGACGATTCTCTGGCCGCGACCCTAACATGCAAAACATGCCACGTGGAGGCACGTTCCCTGTCAAAAAGGTGTTTGTGTCTCGTTTCGATGGCGGCAAAATAATGGAGGCTGACTTTGCTCAGCTTGAGTTCCGCGTTGCCGCTTTTTTATCTCAGGATGAAGTAGCAATCAAAGAGGTGAAGGAGGGTTTTGATGTCCATGCGTACACCGCAAAAGTCATTTCGGAAGCGGGTCAGACAATTAGCAGGCAGGAGGCGAAGGCGCATACATTTGCTCCACTCTATGGAGCAACAGGGTATGGAAGAACCCCAGCAGAAGCCGCTTACTACGAACAATTCACAGATAAATACAAAGGAATCGGAAGATGGCACAGAGAGTTAGCTACAGAAGTTCTAACTTTTAAGCGCATCACCACACCTAGTGGAAGGCAGTTTTCTTTTCCAAATGTAAAGCGTCGTAGAAACGGAACAATTACTGAGTTTACTGCTGTAAAGAATTATCCTGTACAATCGTTTGCAACTGCAGATATCGTGCCTGCAGTATTATTGTGTATTCAAAAGCAAATGAATGGGTTACAATCGAAAATTGTAAATTCAGTACATGACTCAATTGTAATTGATATTCACCCCAGTGAAGAGCAAGAGGTATTGGGTGTTATTGACTCTGTTAATGCACAGCTAAAAGCGATAATAGATGAAAGGTTTAACATCGACTTTAATGTACCCCTTTTACTTGAAGCTAAAATTGGTGTAAACTGGTTAGATCAAAAGGAGGTCTAATATGACAACTGAAATATCACCGCTTAGTTCAAGCAACTTTAGCGACATGGCTCGTGCCATGGGCATGAGTGCAGACATGGAGAAGACACCTTCTAAGTCTTCTACACTTCCTCGTCTGCGTATCTGGAACAAGCCTGTCATGGGGCAGGTGGATGTAAACGGCAAGAAAAAGAATATGGAAATTATTTCTGCCGGTGCTTATCGTCTGCAATTACCGGATGATAAATTTATCTATGCTGAGCAAGCAGACGTTCGCGTCTTTGTTCAACGCTTCATGTACAGACGTTATGACGACAAGCAAAATATGTACGTCAAAACTCTGATGGCTGAAGATCTCAATGGGGATCTCAAGGACAATGTAGGAGGCTACAACTGTGGCAAACCTGCTGGGTTCATTGAAGATTGGAGTTCTTTATCTGATGAAAAGAAAAAGTTTTTCGGTTTAATTAAGCGAGTTCGCGTACTTTTAGGCGAAGTTAAATTCACTAATGCTGTCGATCAAGATGGCAACGAAATAGATGCAGGGACGCATCCGTTTATTTGGGAAATCGACAATAAAGAAGGTTTCAAGTCAATGGGCGAACCGTTTGCTAAACTTGGCAAGGTTAAGCACCTTCCTGTTCAGCACTGGATCAACTGCACTACTGTACGTGGTGGCGAGGGCAAAACAGCCATTGAGTATTATGTGCCTGCATACACACTTAATCTATCAGAATCAATTGAGTTGGAAGAGGCTGATCAACAGCGTTTCTCTGACTTCATTGATTGGATAGGCAATTACAATCAATACATTGTCGATGCGCACAATAAGAGTGTGCAGGGTCTGTCCGATGACGATGCATCATTGGTTGATGAACTCATTGAGATTGACGGGGATTGATGTGAATCATCCTGCTGAACTTAAAATACACAAGTATCTTGAGGGCGTTCGCAAGGGTAAACGCGGCATGTCTGATGCCACGATTGCTCGTGTTATAGAAGATGTCGAAGAAGCTATTAAGAAGCAGTTTAATCCGGGAGATCGTAAGTTTACTCTGCGTATGTCAAACATTGGCAGACCTTACTGTCAGTTGTGGTACGACAAAAATGAACCGGAATCTGGTGTTGATCTTCCCGCAAACTTTTTGATGAACATGATGATTGGAGACATCACGGAAGCTGTTTTCAAGGGAGTGTTGACAGAGGCGGGCGTAGAGTTCAGCGATGGATACAAATCTACCTTGTCGGCAGGCAATCACAATATTCACGGCACTCATGATCTCGTCATGGATAATCGTGTTGACGACATAAAATCCGCTTCGCCTTGGTCATACAAGAACAAGTTTGTAGATTACGCTACATTGAAAGAACATGATTCTTTTGGATACATTGGACAACTTGCTGGATACTCAAAGGCTCTTAACGTAGAGCCGGGTGGCTGGTGGGTCATCAATAAAGCTAATGGAGAATTTAAACACGTGTCCGCGTGGGACATGCTACCAGAGCTAGACACAATAGTTGAT